ATTCTCGACCGGCAACATTACTCGGATACCGAGTAGTAACCTTAACGAGAGAACCTATAGACGGAATCTGCATGTTAGGCGCGACGCTCACTGAACGTCTTCATCCACTCATTGAGCAGCTCTCGAGCTGCCTTACGGTCGACTCCAAAGAACTCTTGGATGTAGGGGGCAGCACCAAACATGTTAGTGATACCAGTGCTTCGAAGTTCATCCAAGAACATGAAGACTTCTTGTTTGTCAGAATTAGACATTACGCTTCCACCTTTGCAAACATCTGACGGGCGCTGTTCATAAAAACATAGTAGGCCGACCGAAACTCAGGATCCAGATCCAGACAATACAATTCCGTATAATCACGTATACCGTAATGGTCAATGGTCTGAAGAAGTTCAAGGATACCAGTCCCTTCCAACTTGGCCTGGCGATCAAGAATCACACATGCTTGACTGACATCCATTAGGCAAGCACCTGAATGCGCGGAGCAGCATCCTTCCATTCAGCCATGTCGTCGAAGAAATCGTGGCCAGGGAGCGGAGCGAAGAACTCGTCAGCAAGAGGACGCTTATCAGCCTCGCCCTTCCACACACGCTTGATTGCCTTAGCCTTGAACCGACCGTCACTTAGAATGTCGGTCACGAGACCAATGTAGAAGCAGTCGTTAATACCAACGAAGTCAAGGCTCTTGACGACGTCACCAATTCGTACTTGTTGTTTGCTTTCCATGCCGTCCATTATACACGGTTGGTCAATAGATGCAACAGGGAGTGCTCCTTTAGAATCAAGGAGTTACACGTGTTTTAAAAATCCCTGTAGAATCAATAAGTTACAAGTCCTTAAGAATCAAGGGGTTACAAGTCCATAGGGAAACTGGCATGGAATCCACGACTTCTAGACCGGGCGTAAAGCATGGAACATTATAATCCATAACATGGTGGAATGCTTCATGCTTGATTTCATATGGTGGATTCTGACGACCTGACTGAGCAAGGATGACGGTTGAGGTCTGACCTAGGTCGGCTAGGTAGTTTAAGAGGTCGTCACTCGTCTGCTGGCCATAGATAAGATCGGATGCAAAGACAACAGACTGCTCCGCAATCTTAGCTTTGAACAAATCTTTAATGTATGCTGTTACAATTTCATTATTACGATTACTATTAACAGCAATAGTAAAATCACTATACACACAACAATCTATACCAATTGAAATCTTGGCTCCTGCTCTCTTAGCAGCAATGGCGCCAGTACCCTGACCTGTCCCAATATCGTAGACAACCTTATCCTTAACAATACTTGGATTGTCGAGAATCCATCTACCAAGGGCAACACCACATTCCCAAAGGTAGGGCCATTGCCATGAGTGATGTGCATCCTGGAGCTGTTTCTTAACGCCATCGTCCTTTTGTTTGAGGCAAAAGAATTCTAGCTCTGGAAGAAGTGGATGCTTCCTCCAAGCAAAGTTATCTAGTAGGTCTTCAACGTTTGGTGTTATAGAAGAGAATTTAGCAGGAATGTCCATTCATCTTTCCTCAAGTTCCAATCATAATTTCTATCAAAGTATTCCTTCTGGGCCTTTAGATAGTTGTCAACAGAATTCTTCTTAACTACATCAATTGCATGATATAAGATTTTAAAGAACATATTAGCATGGCTATTAACATCTTCCGTATAGTTATACATTAAGGCGTAATTAGCACAGGTCTCAGGCAATGCAGCAAGAGAAGATGTTACAGTTAAGCATTGAGCAGACATCGCCTCTAGAGCACATAGGCAGCTTGTCTCTTGCCAAATAGATGGGTAGGCAAAGATATGGGCTTTACCAATAGCCGTTCTGAGTTCATCCTGGGTGACAGAACCGTGATAGGTCATGCTTGGATGTTCCTGAATCTCTTTAAAGAGCTCCTGATATGGAGCATCTCTTTCAGCCCAACCATATAGCTTAAAGCTCGAGAATACGTCTAGATGAATATCAGGATGATACTTCAGCATCTCTTTAAACACTGGTACTAGAATCTCTAGGCCGCGGTGAGGTGTTGGGTGGTAGATTAGTCTAATCTTATTGTGTCTGATATCAGATTCATCTAGAGGCGACTTATCAATCATATCCATTGGAATAGGGTTGATTGCATTCTTGATTACTACACCTTCTGAGTATGGTACACCAAGGACAGTGTTGTACATTTGCTGCTGCCAATGAGACACAAAAACAATCTTTTTAAATTGCTTTCTATACTCTGGATCTTTTAGCTTGGCTGATTCAGGGTCCCAAGGTAGATCATGCAACCAAAGGATTGGAATCTTATCTGGATTGATTTCCCTAACTCTAGAAGGAATAATTTGAAACTTACTTAGTAGTTCCTTATCAACATACTGCTCAAGCCCTTCAGCCATAAGCTCTGTACCACCTTTAGAATTCTTATTTGTTTCATTTCTTTCAATCACTAGTTTCATTTTCTTCTCTCACTTTGAATTCTGATGTTTCAACATTTAGTAGAGTTGCCTTCTTTCTAAATTTATCCATCATTAATTGAACTTTATCCTGAAGCTCAGGCGTATTGACAAGAGGCTCCATCTCGTGGAAAATAATCTTCCCTTGATCCCGTAACCTTTGAATGTATCGTTTATCAGGATGACCTTCTACGAGCATTCCGGCATGAGGGTTAGAGTTGCTACCCTTTAATGATGGAACGGGTAAATGAAAACTACTTACTTCATTTACCTCACCATTCATCTCATACTGTACTTTACCTTCGAAGAAATCAAATCCAATTACATGGAGCTCTTTATAGGAGCGGATGATATTTGTAAAATATGCTAATGTCAATGCACCCTGAGATGCTCGCTGATTAATATCTACAGTACCATAAGCAGTTTTAATTAATGCTCTTGTCTTCTTTATATCACCCATCACGAAGTAATCTTTATATATCTCAAAGTCTTCTTCGTAAAAATGTTTGGATATTGTTGTCGTACTTTTCTTTGAATCGTATACGGATATCTGAGATATATTTAAAACTTGGTATGGTGTTCCCTTAAAATCAGGATAGTGATTGGCCCTCAATATAGAGAGAACCCACACATCTGTTTTGCCACCTAAGTGTTCTTTAAACTCAGGCCACGGATATCCTTTACCCATCCTAACAACCACATCAAAGCTATCAATAAACTCACCGTATGGTTTATTAAACAGAGAAATTGAATTGCCAACAATAAGAACTCTCTTATTCTGACAGTATCCAATTAATCTATTTTCAAACTTATCGTTGAGTCTTCTATTCCACATGTTAGCAATTCTCTAGGTCAGCACCAACAAAATTAAAACTATCCATATTACATAATACTGTTGGCGTATCAGGTAATTTCATGTATTTTGAATTATGCTTTATGTATCTCATCTTGTTGGTGCCACCTCTATCATCGCTCCAGTGGTAAAGCAACACAAAGGCCTTGCCTCCTCTATTTTTATCTACGACGTTGACCCACCAATCAGCTGATTTTAAATTTATATGAAGATTGATTTTGCTGGAACCTTCAGTTGTATAGTTTTGGGAGGGGCTGCCGGATACAGAAACAATTACTACACCATCTTCCTTTGTGTAATCAAAAAGTTCTTTGATAACTGATTCCACATACGCTTCGGGTATATGTTCTCCAACATCAATCATCATCGTGACATCAAATAGTGTTCCTTTAGATGGCTTAACATTATATTTTGCTACTGCGGGGTCATAACAATAATAGCATTGTAAGTAACCTTTCAGTAATGTGTATATGTTATCACTATAGGATAAAAATGAATTTATTTTTGTGTGCTTCTCAAAAGTGTGTTTGGCTTGACCGCACCCATAATCTAAAATACTCACAGCTCTTTTTTTTCTGTTTATTGTATCTATGATAATTGGTAATGATACATGGGTTGTGACTGTACCATCCCCGTAATAGCCATTAGTAGGACCTTCAAAATTTGAGTCTGCTGAAAAAACGTAATTGTTTCCAGAATATATGTCTTTATATTTCTGTATTTCTAGATCAAATTCATTATTAGAATCTACCATATCTCTCTTCTACCTTGTGTTTATAGAAATTAAATCTATCGGCAAATTCAACATTCTCGTATCCAGGATGCCAAGGGCCTCCGTCTGTAAAGTGAATTGCTTTTGGATTAACTTCATCGTTGTAGTAACCTACAAGATAGTTATATGTATGGGGTATAGAACCAATGTATTGATCATCGCACCAGCTAAACTCATGTAGGTAACCAGCTGGTGATTCAGAAACGACTTGTGGAGTCAACCTTTTTGTAAAGGCATGATCACAATTGAATACCATTAATGAAGACCAATTCTTTCTTGGATACCAACTTTGTTTTTGGCCATCCATCTTTAGCGGTTTAATTTGATCCTTCTGAATATTATGTTTAACTACACTAACAGCTTTGGTTGGATCAATAACATCTAGAAGTTCAAGAGGGTCACAATTCCAAATAAAGTCGCTATCACAAAAGATAGCATACCCATAGAAACCCTTGAGGTAGGGAGTTAGGAATCTTGTAAACGCAAACTCTGTACTACCAACAGCTTGCTCTCTCCAGAAGTAACCTCTACTCACGACAGAGGTTAAGTGTATTGTTTCAACTTGTATTTTTGAATAGTCTTCAATAGAGAGTCTGCATGTATCAGCTATACCAGCCTGCTTACTATCATGTCCAATAAAGAGTTTTACTTTCTCTTTCACTTAACCTCTCCAGTATTAACATCAGTATAGTATCCACTCTGTACAGCATCATAATGCCAAATATTGAAGTTAGGAGAATTGTAAAAACGCAACGAGGTATTGCATGTTGGTTTCTTACCAGCTGCCTCTAACTCCTTCCATCTTTCTTGGGAGACACTTGTTGGCTCTACCCACTCATTGTCGTTATTTTGAATTAACAAAAATGATCGGTCACCGCAATACCGCTTAATGGCATCTACCCACCAATTTAAATCTTTAATTGTTGCATGGAGATTCTCTCCATCCTTAAACATTTTCTTAGCAGGGTTGGAGGAAATTGAGAATATAATTGTACCATCTTCCTTAGTATAGTTACCAATCTCTGTTAGAACCTGGGGCACAAACTCCTCTGGCACATGCTCCATAACATCAGCACAGCATGTAATATCAAACACCATACCAGTTGGCGGTTTAGTTGCATATTGTGGTACGGCTGGGTCATAAGAATAATAGCATTGAATCATGCCATTTAATCTACCAAGTAGTGTCTTATTGCCGTGGGCTGAAAGGGGCATGTATGTGTGGATAGCCTTTCCACACCCATAGTCGAGTAATGTTACTGCTCTACCCTTAGCATTGATTACTTGTTGAATGTAAGGTGGGAACTTCTTACCAAGCTGGGAACCATCAAACAGAGTTTTACCTTTGGATGGGTCTATTTCGTTGGTGTGGAGATTGCCATCAAGTGCCAAGTACTTCTCAGCAGCAGTATGGATTCCCTGGTATCTTAAAATATACTCTTCTAATTTGTTCATTTCAATTCCTACTAAAGAAATAACTAATGCTATATTTAGTCCTTCTTTAGATAGGGGCTAAGAAAATGTCTAATTAACTTATTGTTAATCATCGAAGGTATATCTTGGAATGGTTGCTCAAGTAGATACCTACAACCACAAGACCAATTTGATTGCTTAATGAAGTTAGCATAATCCTCAACATGCTCACTATTAGCTGGATCAAAATGAATTCGTTCACGAGGCTTCAACACACTTTCACTATACATGATATTACTCCCTAGGCAATCTTTCTTGCTAGTTCTAACACTTGATTCACTATTGGATTGTTTCTGTTTTGAACGTATCCTGTTCTTATAAACCATCTTGCATTCAGTGGCGTGGCGGCCTTCCTGTCCTCTGGTACGTTTAACTTTTGAATTAACTTTTCGTATAATTCAACATTAGTGTCCTTGATAACCCTGTTCATATGCATGTTGCTCCAATTCTCTCATTTCTTCACTTAGACGCTGTACACAACCTCTGTTGTATTGCCAGTATAATCTTGAATCTTTATGATATGGATTCTCTCTATCACACAACTTGTATACGTCTGCTTGTCTATATCTTGGCTCTCTCCAACTTCTATCGTCGTGATAGCCATAGGTGTATCCTTGACTGTTACCTAGTACTTGTGGGCCAACATTGTAGCCTATAATTGCTCCAAGTACTGTTGCTACCTTCTTCCCATCTCCACCACCAATAGTGGAACCAAGGTAACCTCCTGCAATTGCTCCAAGAAGTTTCTCATCTTTATCTTCAGCATAAGCTGCTGGCACAAAGAGTACAAGTGTTAGTAGCAGTAACTTCTTCATACACACCTCCAAGGTTATACGAATATTTATATTGAATGTGGAGTATCAGAGAATATAACTTGAACATTATCTGGTAATGCTCTCACAATAACATCGATTAGCCCAAGGCGGCTACCAGCATCCCACTCAACATCATTCTTAAAATATCTATATGCATTAGCCTGGTCAAGGATATCAATCTTATTAACAACAAGATGGGTAATGTCATTTACCCTTGCAGCATATGCAACCTTATCTAAGTTAATCCAATTGCACTTTCTTGGGCGGCCAGTGGTTGCGCCAAACTCTTGACCGTGAATCTGAACCTTCTTGAGTTCCTCGCAATGCATTCCGAAGTCTTTGGTTCCAACATATGTTTCATATGCTTTGGCAACACCATAGATTTTTCTAATTTTTCTAGGCGACACACCATTTAGAACAACAGAACCAATAGTACAGTGGGAAGAAGTAACATAAGGATAATCACCCCAATCAATATCCAAAGCAAAGCCTTGAGCACCTTCGGCGAGAACACGAGCGCCATCAAGAAGATGAAGACTATCAACAATGGTGAACTTATCAGTATTAATAAGCTGATCACCAATCCTAATACCAGTGCGTCCATATTTGTTCCTGTAGGCTGGGCCTATTCCTTGCTTAGTTGTACCAATGGCTGTATCGTTATTGTCTTCTGCCAAATGCTCTTCAGTTACGACATGAGCCCTTGAGTCAACAAAAATAAGGCCTTCTGTTTTGAATCCATTTGCATTAAGATATGCAATTTCCTCTTCAAGCTTCCTTACATTAACTACACAGCCAATACCAATTAAAGATCGGATGCCGTAGAGAACTCCAGCTGGCACTTGATGTGTGACAATCTTCTCGCCATTGTGGTAGATAGTATGTCCAGCATTCGAGCCACCATTATATCGGAGAACTAGGTTGTACTCTCCACTACTTAGTAAAGAATGAGTAACCTTACCTTTTCCAGTATCACCTGACTGGAGGTCTACTACGGCATCACAAAAATTAACCATGAGTTGGGTACTGCCAGACATGACCTGAATAGAAGTATTCGATCTTTGCAATCTCCTCCTGGATAGGGGAGGGAATATTAGCCCCATGCTTTTTGTTGAGCTCAATAATAGTCTTAGCAAAGGCTCTGAGAGCCGTAACCTCTTTTATTGTGCCGCGCGGCATCACTTCAAAATCACCTTCCGACATAAGTCACCTCATAACAAAACTATAGTAGCTGTATCACATGATAACAACAGAAA